CTGGCTGTGCGCATTTCTTCTTGCTGGCCGCGCTGCTGCACGCGGTGTTGCTCGCCAGCTTCGAGCATCGCCTGCGTCTCAGGACCCGGCCCTTGCGGCTGCTGCGGCGGTGCGTTCGCAGCAGCCTGCATCTGGGCCTGCGCCGCGGCCTCCTGCATCTTGGCCTGCTTCAGTTGCTGTTCCTGCATGAATTGCTGCAGCATGACCTGCGTAAAGCGCAGCTGGGTTTCTAAGTGCGCGATGGCCGGCGGGTATATCTGATTAAAGTTTTTCTGACCGTTGATTTCCCACATGCGCTTGAGGAGGAGACGCGCGCCTATGGGGTAGCGTTCGATGAGGAGCGGGAGCATTTGCCCACCGAGTTGCATGACCACCTGCCTGTCAAATGGCAACTCAGGATTTAACGTCAACCGCAGCACGTAGGACCCGGCAAGGTCTTCCTTCGTCACCTCTTCTTCCAGCATTACGTCTTGTTCTGGCTCTAAGAGGCTTTCAGCGCCAGGTGGCAGGGGAGGCATCCCAGGACCCGCCATGCCGTTCGCTCCCGGTCCCTGCCCCGCCCCGCCCAGCTCCATGCCTGCCATGCCGAGCCCTGCGACAGCGCTTCCAGACCCGCCCTGCCCCGCCTGCGCCCCATTCATACCACTGCCAGCGCCATCGGGCAAGCGACCAGACATCCCAAAAGGATCAGCTTCGTTGAACAACGGCCCATGCGCCGGCAGCGCGCGAGGCGCCTGACGCGGACGCACGGCTTTCAGCGGCACGCGCAAGCCTGGGGGAATAAAAAATTGCCAAAGTCGCCAATGAAAATCCAGCGGCGCACTATATTGTGCGCCTAAATGCTCGACCAGATCGCTAAACGCCTCCCGGCTTTGCTGCAGCAAAAGCATCGTTCCACCCATGGTGCGCGGGGCATTGGGCCTGGTGGGTTGGCGTCCCAGAGAGATATCAGAGACGTGCAGGTCCGCTTCAATTTCCGCGCCCCAGCCCTGCATCTGCTCCATAAAATGACGGTTCAGCGAGGCGCGCGGGGAGAAGGTGACGCCGCCGACATCATTCACCGGGACACCCTGGCCCGGCATGACTTGCCGGAGATCCGGGATTTCGCCGGTGAGCATGGCGTTGTAGAAGTAAAACGGCAGGATACTCACGTCGCCGTAGTTAATGGTTTGCTCAGCCAATCTGTTGAGCATGTCCTGCGGGGTTCTGGAGCGCTCGGGGACCGCCATACCGCGGAGCTGGCGCGGTTGCGGCCACACCGTCACAGAGAAAAACGGGCGGGTGGGGATGGGCTGGTTCGGGAACAAATCGGTGAGAGAGAGCACGCGGCCTAAGCAGTCGTCGTCGTCCACATCGGGATACCACGACACCACCAGGTCCTCTTCCGGGTCCTGGTCCGGGTCGTCGAGCACAAAGCGCTCGTACATTTCGACCACTTTGTATTCCTCGGCGGGCTCGGGGACTTGATGCCCCTCGCGCTCGGCTTCGGTGCGCTCGCGCTCTGTCAGCGTGCGGGTGACTGGCTTGAGCGTGTCCCGGTCCGGGACCCGGAAGCCCTGCCGGCGCTTGCGCACCAGATCGTCCCAGCGGACCCAGAGTTCCTGGCCAAAATACTCCGCGTTCGGGTACTGACAGCCGGTGGCCCCGGGGGGAATAATCAGCGTGCCCTCGTCGACGTTGTCGATCCGTATCATCGTATCGGGCACCGCGTCATTCCAGGGCAGGCGCCACGGATACACCTTGAGGTAGCCGGTCGAGTCCAGGAGGGCGTCAAACAGGGCCATCTTGCCGATGTGCATCCAGCCGCCCTGGTCCGCGTCGTTGATGGCGTGCCGCAGCGTCCAGCGCTCCAACTGCGTGACGCGCTGGTAGCGCTCCAGGGCCGGCTCGTTGAGGGGGTCGAGGTCGAGAGACTCAAATCCAGGGAAGATGGCGCGCCAGAGGTCGCCGTGAATCTTCTCCATGGTCCGGCGCGTGTGACTCGTAAACAGCCGGGGCGCGCCCGGCCAGGGCCCCGCGGGGCGCAGCGTCCAGTCCGCCAGATACCGCCGGTAGTGATCATCATGGCGCGTCGGCCAGTCCCCACGCCCGGCCAGGCCTTTGTCGTAGTGGTCGCGTAGCTGCTTGACCAGGCGCGTGCGCTGGCGCCGGTTCAAGCGTATGGAAGTGAGTTCGCCCGCGTCAGAAATCGGCATAGTCAGGCATCCTATGGCGCGTAGGCACAGGTACAGAGGCCAGCCGCCTGCGCCAGATCACGTTCGTGCAACAAATCACACATCGCGGCTTCCCCGTTCAGAGCGATGAGCAGCATACGCTCTTTGTGGCACGCCGGACACACCCCATGCGGACGCCAGACCAGTTGCATACGGTCACGCCAGCTATCGCCTGGACGCTGCGAAAAGACCCAGCCGGTTTCCTGCACGGCGTGCACGGCCTGTCCGGTACGCGCATCGAGGCAGGAGACGTCCGGGGGCATGTCCACCGCTGTGGGCGCAGGCACGGGCCCTGACGCCGGCAGCGCTGGCTCCGGTTCTGGCGCATGCTCGGGCGGACGCCGCGTGCGTCGTTTCCGTGGGGGCATCCGTCCTCCTAGCCTGGTCCGTTGCCGTAACTGGCGCCCATGAGGGACGACGGCGGCGGCACCGGGTTGGCCATACACGCGTCCGGCATGGGCTGACCGAGATACTGGATACGCTGCGCCACGTTGACCGCATGCTGCGCGAGCGTCGCCAGCAGCGCGAACAGGGTCGGATCGTCCGCCCACTCGCAGACATACTCACAGGTCGCCATGACGGCGTTCACCAGCGTTTCGCGGGACGTCGAATCCAGATGCTCAGACATGATGCGCCTCCAGACGCAGATACTCCACCGCCGCAGCGGGCTCTGCCTCTGCAAATGCCGCCTTGTGGACCTCACACATGCGGCTATAGCCGGGATTGGTCGTATTGCGCACCTCCCAGGTGGCCTGGTTCGGACACGGCACTCCCACGCACCAGAGTGCCCAGCACGTCGGCTGTGCCGCAACCTTCTGTTCATCGTCAGAGGTAAGGACACGCACCTGATGCATGTCAAGCTCCAGTCCCATGCACCACCCTGAGGCGGTGATCGCGGTTCATCTGCGAGACCTTGCGGCGCCACTTTTCCGTCGCAGACAGGGTCAACTCCCGGCGCGTCAGCATGGCGCAGCCGTAGGCAAAGGCTTCCCCGACGTCACTGTTGCCAGTGAGAAAGACGTACCCATTTCTCCGTGCCACCCACGTGCTGTGCGTTGTCTGTGGACACCAGACGAACGGAAGCGTCTCGTGTGTCACCTGCAAATCACGCACAAACGTCTTGCGCTTGTTCCGATGCAACGTCAGTCGCCACCCCTCACGGTTCTGGGCCTTCCGCAGCGTCGCACAACATCCAGCAAGCGTGGCAAGCAATTGCAAGCAGTCAATACTCGCATGGCTTTTTTGCCAAATACGTGGCACTCCTCCCCGCTGCCAGAAATCCTCAGCGCCTCCTTCCATCGCACAATCCGGCACAGGACCATGGCTGCTACGTGCCCATTCCCCATCGCCACGCACAAACTCATAGAGAAACATCCAGCGCTGGCGTGACGTTAAAGCAAAACAAAACGCTGGAGTTAACACTTTGTCAGGAAACAACGCCCGCACTGCATGGCCTATCGCAGCAGGAAAGACCCAATCGTATTGCGTACCGTCTTTGTTCTTTCTGTAACGCTTCGCCCCAAAACGCTCTCCAAGCCGATCAATAAAATCACAATACACAGGATTGTGCGTCGCACTTTGTGACAGACGAAACCCTGCATAGGTTGTTTCATAATACCCTTCTGACAACACCCAGGCACACAATCGAACAAATTCATCGGTATACACCGATTCTTCATGCGTAGGAAATTCTGCTGATCGCACCACATAGTCATTCATTAACAGCTGTTCTACTGGCTTTAAAAAAGGAGACGCATACCTTAAAACACCTTGTGACATCTGATTACATGTTACCAATGCTTTATGATTTGGTGTCACAATCATATCAAGAGCGTTGTTCTTAAAATGCACAACACGCGACGACTCTTCATACGAAAACACTTTCTCAATAATGCTATCTGTCAGCACCCCTGCATCAAGATCATAGGCAATACAGGCGTCGCCAGGGCTAATCGCGTCAAACGTTTTCCATCCATCGCTCGTCAACATTTCTGTGTGCGCATCGACGCACGCCTGACTTTTCACCCAACGATCCTTTATCACACGACCTGTGGGGTCTCGACCATAATGCCACCCGCCTTGTAGGGCAGAAATTAATACTTTACTATGTCTTCTATCAATTCTAACCCATGGACGACCATTATGATAGCGATTGAGCACGTCGTGCATCGGCAAGCGCCGGTCTTCGATGGAGACCGGACCCGGCACCCACTGCTCCCCGCCCATCAGATCGATAATCACCCGCGCGGCGCTCATGGCCGAGTCGCTCTGGTCTTCGTTCGTGGTGTTCGGGTCGCCAGTATGGATAAACGTCACCTCATCCGGGACGTAGAGCGCCAGCCAGGGCCGGATGGTCTTTTCGATGAGCTGCTTCACCCCCATGTTGACGCCCTGAAATGCCGCGATAATATCACAAAATCCGCCCGGGCGAACGCGCCACAGAATACAGGCCGGCGAGTGCTTCGGGTCCCACGACGTAATCAAGCGCTCGCCGCGCTGCACCGGGGGGACCGCGTCCACCAGGTGTTCATCGCGGAAATTGGACGCCACCGGCTCGCCAATTTTGACGTTGCCGACTTTGCCCTCGACCAGGCGCGCGACCAGGTCGGCGCGCCCCAGCGCCAGCAGCATATCCCGATTGCGCTCGCGGTAGCCGGGGGTTTTGAGATCTAAGTGGTAATTTTCGCCTTTGGGGATAATAAACACTTCGGACTGCGCCCGGATGCGCTCAATCGCCTCCTGGCGCTCGAGGTCCCAATCGGTCGGCTCGGCACCGGGGAGATTCCAGGTCTGCGCCGTCCAGTCGGAACCATCCGGGGGATTTTCGGCAATAATAACCAGCGGCTGGGCGCTTTTGCGCATACTGGTGACGGCGATCGCCAGCGCGTCGCCCGGAATCCCGCCTGAAATATCTGCAGCCGGGGCCGGCTCCTCCATCCACACGCCATCGCACTCAAACGACTGGAATTTCGAGTAATCGCGGGGGTTATCGCAGCCAAAGAAGAAAAATTCGACGACCGGATTCTGTTCAGGATGGAGCCGAATCTGGGCGTATTCAGGCTCCAGGTCTTTGCCGACCCAGAAGCTGGCGAGGCCTTCCGGGAACCATTCTTTGATCGTCGCAGCCGTGGTCAGACCTAAGTTGCGGCGGGTATCTCTGAGGGCGGCAAATTTGAGCGGCCAGCGCGCCGGATCTTGTTTCTGCGCGTGGGTCACGATGGTCATGAGGGAGCCAGAGGATTTGCCCTCGCCACGGCCCGAGACGAGCAGCCGAAAAATCGCTGGCGAGCGCATACAGCGGGCGATCGTCGGGGTGGGCGTGTAGATTTTGACCTGGCCTGGTGCATCCTGTATGGCGTCCATCGGCGGGCCCCCCAGAGACACGTATGTCCATAGGGGGATGGCATCAGGATACGTCAGGACTGATTCTCGCGCAACTTAGTCGTCGTCCAGGGCCTCCTGCCCCAGGCGCATGAACGCCTGCACCGCGGCTTCGGCGGCGGCACGCCGGGTCAGTCCATCCGGGTCGCCTTCGGTCGCACCGGGTACGTAGCACGAGCAGCGCCGCTCCAGGTGGGCGACGGAGCCGACCACCTGCCTGAGGGCACAGGCACGGTGCGCGCTGGGCCCGTTGGCGTACGTGTGGCGAGTGTCGGAGGGCAGCAGCACCTCATCACACCAGATGCAGTGGCTCTGTGTCACCGTGCGCCTCCTCGCCTGGCCGGGTGAGGGCCAGGTAGCGCGGTTTCCAGGGACCGTAGGAACAGGTCCGTTCGTTTTCCCGTGCGGCCTGCTGCGGCGTATATTTGGTGCGCTCCTGCACGCGCAGGCGGCGGTAGAAGTCCGCACGATCGACGGTGCAGAGGACGGTGTCGCCCTGGTACCGTCCCAGGAACAGGCACTGCCCGTCCTGCTCGACCCAGGCGTGGGCAAAGCGGCAGTTATCGTCCATGAGGCAGATGCCGTGCACCAGCAGGAGCTTTGCTGGGGGCACGTGCTCCTCGGTGAGGAGCTGCACGAGGATCTCCAGGGCATCGTCAAAGCAGTGCCCGGTGGGATGAATCAGTTGCTCAATCTGGCGGTCTCCCTCGAGGGGCTCGCGGACAGGGAACGCGTCCATGGCTAGCCCTCGCGGAGTTCAGGGTGCGCCAGGACATAAGCGCGCGTGCGGGCCAGATCCTGGTGTTCCTCAGGCGTCAGCGAGGCCAGGATGGCGTCGGTGCACACCTGGAGTTCGCCCATGAGCCCAAACGTCAGCAAGACCCCACAGCCCACACACAGGGTCAAATCGCCTGGCTGCGGGCCAGGCGTGGGCGCCGTGGCGCCGTGGCAGTTGAGCACCTTGTCGCACAACGGACAGCGCACCGCCGAAACCAGAAAATGTCGCACCTTCCTCCTCCCCGTGGTTACTGCCTGCGGTAGCCCTTGGCCTCCATACAGGACCGATGCAGGCGCTCTTTGGCCGAAACATTGATGGCCTGCACGTCGGACACCGGCGCCACACGACTGGCGTCCAGCTCGCAGGCGTAGTTGTCCCGCGCAAAGTCCTCTGGCGACACCCCAGGCTTGCTCCAATACGTCGTGCAGGCCGTGAAGCCCAGCAGGACCAGGGACCAGCGCAGGCGTCTCATCGTGTGTCCTCCCGCGCGGGCTGCATGGCCCTGATGCAGGAGACGCAATTCCGGTTGATCTGGTCTTTGCAGTACAGCCACTCGCAGTGGAAGTCGTCCTGGCACGTATAACACGTATGGGTATGCTGCCAGCTGTCCGGCGTGAGCACGCGCACCTGGCCATTAAGCGTCATGGGGGCCTCCCTGCGCCAGAATCAGCGCCCGCGCCTGCACAATATCCTGCCAGAGGACGGGATTGCGCTCCTGCACGGGCTTCCAGGCATCGTCAGGCACCAGCGTAATCATGCCCGTCTCAAGCTCGATTATCCCCAAGGCCGCACAGTGCGAGCAGATCCACGGCGCCGCAGGAAGGCGCTGCGCCCCGTCGCCCCACGGCAGGGCGACATGCGCGACCAGCTTCGCCTGGCAGGACGGGCACGCCGCCGTGTCAGCCATGAGACACCTCCTGACAGGTTGGGCAGGTGATGTCGGCCTGAAACGCACTCCAGCGATGGCCCGCTGGCCAATGCACGGGCGCTTCACGCGAAAAGCCACAGAGCGGCACCCCTGCCCTGAGTCTATGGACCACGGCAGGCGCCGGCTTCCACGTCAGCACGGCCTGCGCGGCGACTTCCCAACAGTGTTGCGCTTCTGGTGGAAGGAGTGTGAAGTCTGGATGCCACCACGGATCACGGGTTTCGCAATACGCCGCGTACGCGACCTGGCCAGGGGTGGGGGCATCAGTCATGGCACACCTCCTGCCCAAGCAGGCGCCGTTTCATGCGCCGGATCCTGTCTAAGCGCGGGGAGTGCGGCCAGACCACACCTGGCGGCTCGCCGTGCCAGGGTTCGCGCAGCAGCGGATAGCGCCGCTTGTCGTCTTCTAAGATCGTCCCATCAAAGTTCCAGGTGGCCTCGTCAGCACGCTCAGGAGCAAACTGTACGCCCAGATACGCCAGCCCGACATACGGATGCCAGGTGACGTCAATGACGCGGCCGTGCGCGTCGAGGTTCCAGGCGTGGTGCAGGGCAAGGGTCTGGCCGTCCAGCCCCAGCAAGGCGTAGCCCTCGATGTACGGGATATCGTAGAGCATCGCCACGGTAATGGCGTTGTCAAAGCAGCACCGAGGTCGGCCTTGCCACATACCAGGCGGCACCGGATGCGGCGCGCCGGTCACCCCGTGCGTCAGGACAAAGCGCTGCGGCGAGCTATAGACCCAGCCGCGCTGCAGTCGCAGGCGGTCCACGTCTTCCAGGTGCTGGCGCAGATCCTGTTCTGGCGTCATCAGCAGTGCACCTCACTGAGATCCGGCATGCCGCCCTGCATGGCATGGACCGTGCGCACATACGCTTCCCAGGCGACGTCCAGGGTCGCAAAGTCCAGATGCCACATCTGTCCCTGGTGACGCACATCCCACGGCGTGGTGGCCCGCACCCGTCCGACTTTGTCGCGCAGGATCTCGGCCTGCGCGCAGGCCATGCGGTTATCGAGCGTCGAGCCCTGCACCATCATGACTTCGCGCTTATCGTCGTAGGTCTCTACCAGACGGTTGCCACGGGCAGCGCGTTCTGCCGGCGTAAATGCCCGCGCCCAGGCACAGGAGGCAAAGACCAGGGCCAGCACCTGCCAGCCCTCGGTGGCCCATTTGATCCCGATATTCTGCAAGACCTGGCGCCGCACCTGGATATCGTTCCAGCCCTCGATGGCCAGCAGCATGAGCCCGATGGCCCGCGCGCCGTCCTTGTCGTGATGGTGCACTTCCAGGACCGGCGCCGGATCCCCGCGCTGGCCTCGTTTCGGCAGAAAGCGCGCCAGCGCGCCGGTCTGCCAGAGGGCGAACCACTCGGCATCCGGGAAGAGTTGCTTGCCCGCGTCATCCCCGTCCACGGCGTATCCTTGGCGTCATCGTGTATGGCTCCTTCGGGACGGTCAACCCACGCAGAAACTGCGCATGCCCATGCTCTGCGTCCTCCCAGGTGTCGTAGCGCTCCAGCACATTCGTGTCCGCGCCCTCCCCGAACAACGCCGTCTCAAACAGCGGCGGCAACACATCCTGCATGTCACGGGGATGGTGCACCGCGACCCCGAGAAAAACCGTCGAGAGTTCCCAGCCCTCCCCAAAGTCATGGGCGACGTGACGATCGGCTTGCTCATACCACGCCATGAAGGACAGGAAATCCGTCGCCTTGACCGGCGTATGGCCGTCCAGCACATAATGCGGAAACGTCTCCGTCATGAAACGATTCAGCTCCTCCAGGGCTTCCTCTTCCGTCACGGGCTCCTCCTCGCTTGGCTCTCCAGCATCGCTTGCAACACCTCCAGGTGCGAACGCTGCAGCGCCGTCTGACCAATCAGCACGTCCAGGTCCTGGCGCAGATGGGTCAGGGCATTGAGCGCTTGCTCAGTGCTCACGAGCAACGTCTGCACGTAGCGATGCAGATCGAATGACGCCTCAGGCTCAGGCACGTCTTTTCCCTCTGGGCTTCGCTGGCACAGGGGGCAGCGCGGTTGGAAGGAGCAGGTGATCCCGGCAGACCGGCGCCAGCG